ATTTAATATAATTAGATAAAATGGTAGAACAACATAGCAAGGATTATAAATTAACCGCTGTAAAATATTATTTAACACATAATAAAACGATGAGAGATGTATGTAATAAAATATTTAATTGTAAATATCAATCTTTATCTAAATGGAAAATAAAATATAATAAGGATGGTAATATTGATAGAAAGGAAAGAGTTAATAAACCTCTAAAAATAACACCTGAAATAACAACCTTTGTTAAACAATATGTTAAATTATATCCTACAACTACATTATGGGAATTTTCTAAATTGATAAATGATAAATATAAGGTAAAATTATCAGACCATACTATCTATAATATATTACAATCTAACAAAATCACAAGAAAGAAATTAAGAAGTAAATATTATCCTGAAAAGAAAGAAGGACAGGAGAAAGAAGATTTAGAAGTTTTTTATAATAAATTAAAGGGGTTTAGATGAAACTTCTATTTATCTAAATATGAAACCTTCTTATGGTAGAAGTAAAAGCGGAACAAGAGTAATAGATAAAACTTATAAGTATCCTTATAAAAGATATAATTTATTATTTGCTATTACTGCTAATAAAATAGTTGATTATGTATTATACAAAGACATAAAAGGTGGGTTAAAAACAAATAATATAATAGATTTTTATAACAATAGTATTAAAGATAAATATAAAAACTATTTAATTATAATGGATAATGCTGTTATACATAGGTCAAAAATAATAAGAGAAATAATAGAAGAAAGTAATAATGATTTATTGTATAGTGTCCCATATCATCCAGAAACAAATGCTATAGAAGAATTTTTCAGTCAATTAAAACATTATATCAAAAAGGAAAGTCCAAATACATACGAAGATATAGAAAGAGTAATAAAAGATATAATAACTACCAAAATAAAGAGAGAGCATTTAACAAATTACCTAAAACATAGTTTTAAGATATATAAAAATAAATAATTTTGTCTCATTTTTCTTTTCGGTTGGTGTAATGGACCGGAAACTTGTCCAGATAATTGATTAATTTTACAATATATATGTGCTTGTTTTATATTACCTTTTTTCATTATTTCTATTTTGTGATTACATTGTGATATTCCTAAAATATATTTTAGTTTTTCTTTAATTTCATTGCTTTGTTCGTTACTTTGTTCTTCTTCCATATTGTTTTCTTATTATTATATCAATATATATAAGACCAGTCAATTTTTTTATAATGTAATTGAATATATGTTCATATTTAATATGTTAAGTTATTATAAATTTTTAATAAAAATTGATTTAAATTAATATATTAATTATTAAAGCCATCGCTTTTTTATATCACATAAATTGTTGATATATACAAAAGGGAAGCAACCAAAAGCAATAGAACCAGCGTTATTCTACAAACCTCTTATCGTATATAACAAAGATGTATTGTTACAAGTATCATTATATTAAAGATATGGAATTTTCAGGAGTATTTGACATATGTTGCAATAATAAAAATAATGTTTATCACAAATATTTTCTATTTATCAAGTTTCGCGATTTGATATATATTGATATTAAAAACATTGGGAGTATCATTATACCTTTTGTAGAACTTATGAAAAATGAGTATTTGAAGATGTACTATGAGTTATCTATTCTGCTTATAGAAAACAAAAAACAAATTATAGAAGTAAGAAGAAGTGAAAAGCATTATGAAGAAATATACAAAGAAGAAAGAGATTGGTTTATTAATAGTGCTTATTTTATAGAAGACTTCTTAACCAAGATTAAAAGTGTACAAGAAGGTCAATATTATATATACTATGATATTGACCCAAATGATTTAAGAAATATGGTAGTTTCAAGCACGACAGATATTGTTTCCTTTTACAAAAACCTTGAAATTAGATATGGATATGAGCAAGGGAGAGAATTTAAAGATTTAGTAATTAATTATACTACTCTAATGCTTGAATACAATATTAACTTGATAGAAAAGAAAGTTCAAGAAATATCACTTAGTCAAGAAGATGGTAAAAATGTTATTAATCTCCTTGAACTTAATAAAAAAGAAGGTATGAACTCTGATATATTTCGTATATTATTTAGTAGTATTATTAGCAGAGACAAGCAAGCAGAGTTTGCCAAGTATATTGCTGTATAATATGAGCTATGTTTAATTATAATAATAATTGTATTTTTTATATTTAAATGATATTATTGATAATATATAGAATACAATATGTCTTCATATTTAGACATGTTGCCTGATGATATTATAACATATATCTATAAAATGCTATATAAATCTATTATAAATGATATGAAAAAAGATAATAAATATAAAAATTTAATATACTTTAATAGGTTGATTGAAATAACAAAGAATCCGTATATAGATACTTTACATTATTATGACTTTGTTATCAGTTCATATGTAAATATTATTGAAGATAAATATATAAACTATGAATTAGATTATGAAAACAATAATATTTTTAATTCAATTTTATATAATTCATCACTTTATTATAAATTATATTACATAAAACCATTAGATGTTAATATAAACAAAATTGAAATATTTAATATTTTTATATATAATTTATACAAAGATGATGACAAAGGATTAGTAATATTTAATAATACCTATTTTGCTATAAACAATAATAAAGGTATTACAAAAGGAATAAATAAAAAAGGGTTTTTTTTAGAAAAAAAGGATTCATATAAATGCTTAGCAGAACTATTATATTATATTATTGATTTTTATGATTTTTTAAAGGTAAATCTCTATTTGAATATAGAAATGCTTGAGCAGATAGATGGGATTGTAGGCTTGTCAGATAATAAAATAAAGGAGCGTGATAATTTAATTGACATTTTAAACTATCATATAAATCACAGATATTTAGAGGAATTATTTATTGATATTGAATATAAATGTGCTAAACCAAAATTAGAAAATTAATTATAGATGATTTAGGTTGTCTACAATAAAATTATTATAATATCCAATATCTTTGCCTGATTTTATAAAATTAAATAAATTAGCAAATGATAACTCATATAATAGAGATACAGTATCTCTTACATTTATAGTTAAGTAAAACTTATCATCTTTTAAATATAAACTTATAGGAACTTGTTTTTTATGTGGTGTTTTGTCAGCAAGGATATTGGTATTAATATTTAAAACATCAAGTTTTTTTTTAGAACCAGGAGATTCAAACCAAGCATTAAATTCTTCTTTTATATCATGCAAATACATAACAGCTTTTGAAATATACACTAATTCCCATGTATTAGTATTTAATAAAATAATATGTGTATAATGTAACCAGCGTAACCAGCATTCATTTAATCTCAAGCCTCTTGATTGACAGCCGCCAATATAATAACCGTCTTTGTAATGAAGTAAGTTGCTCCCTCCTCTTAAATAAGTACTTTCAGTATTAATAGGTAAGGAACAATTTCCTTGCCTATAAACAACTTTACAAATTCCATTTATATTAAAATCATATTTTATTATAATTAACGGGTCATAGTTATATACAAAATATAATTGGTTATCTTTGACAAATGGTGCCCAATTTTTTTCTATATTGTTCTTTTTCATATTTTCTACTTGTAAAAATGTAGGTTTCCATTCATTAAAAGGTGTTATTCCTATACAATATTCTTGATTTTCATATGGAGATTCACAAAAAAACACAACATAAACAGTATCATTTAAAATAAAAATTCTGGGATCCTGAGCACTTATATCAAAACCTTCTTCTCTATGATTACTCTGATCATCTCTTTTAAAATATAATCCAATCATTTCATTTTTTTTTCCTATTCTTTCACAACTATAAGTTATACCATTTAAATAACATAAGGCATTAAACATACAATAATTTACATCATCATAATTACCTGTAACATTACCTATATATTTAGAATAAACTTCTTGATTATAATTATTTAAAAATAATTTTTCATTATATTGATTTTCATTTCCATAATCAATTCGTTCATGTCTAATTGGTAAATATTCATATTTACAGCCTTCATATATTTGAAACGCATTAAATATTGCTAACGCTCTTTCTGTATAACCTCCTATACTACCAAAATGTGTTTGATATGGTGGCATATTTGACCATGGATATATTTCTTCAACTAATATTTCAAGCCAAGCACATAGTTTTTCATAAATTTTTACAGGATATATATTTGTTTGTAAAAGAGATAATGGCATATATTCTAATTCTTTAATTGTATATGTTTTACAAAAAAATTTATTATAGCTCTCAATCAAAAAATTTAGATTATTAAAATTACTATACATAAATTTATTCCAAACGCCATGAGCAACTATATATACATCTATTGGTAATAAATAAATTGTATCTGTATTGAGATAATCATATTTATTATAATGTATCATATCATATTGCGAAAAACCAACCATATCATTATTTTTATATAGCTTATTCCAATATACATGAAGATATGCTGATGTTTCCATATAGCCTCTTTTTTGTAAAAAAGGATTATATTTTTCTAATTCGTATTCATAAATAACATTATTTTCTTTCTTATTTTTTTTTTGGAATGCTTCGTTAACTCCAAAAAATATAAAATCTTTATTATCATCTCTTAAAAAGAATTCTCGGTGAAATACACAAAACATTATGAAATTATATTTACTCATTATTTATATTAAAACAATTTCTTATAATAATAAGTAAAAAATAATTCTTATATAAATATGTTCTAAAAATGTTATAAAATAATAAAAATTGATTTTTAGATATAAATTAATAATCACGTGCTAACTATTGCTTAGCTGTCTTGTCTTAGCACTTTCAACCTCACAAAACAAGAAACAGCAAGGAACAACTTGAAGTAATTTAAAAAGATATACATATAAAACATCTGAAATGTCTGCTCTGACTACTGCTTCATCTGCTTCTACTTCATCGGAATACATAGAATACAGTGCTGGTGTGCTTCAATTTTCAGCATATCATTTTCATCACAATCGCGAACCATTTATCATCATGTTTATTAAGAATGGTGAAAATGTTTATATTGAGATGATTAATCCGCATACGTATAGGCATAAATATGTTGAAGAAATTGTAATGCCTTTTGAGCTTCTGGAAAAAAATGAAAATCTTAAGAAATTTTACGATATGTCTGTTAAGATGGTTAATACAGATAAAACCATCTATTATGATAAAATTGGGATAGAAACAGGGCAATTAGTGTCTAATTATGATACTGACAGTGAAGGCGAAGAAGATGAAGAAATAGTATTGAGACACTGGTGTATTAATTGCGATTGCGTTTGGAAGAATTTAAGAGTTTCTAAATTAGCTAATTATAACTGCTATTACAATATGAATCCATTCTCATATAAGTATAATGTGAATACAGATAAAGAAATAAATAATTTTATGTTCAGTTTTGATGCTTTCGCAAAATATAATAAAGTATCTCCTTTTATAGAAAATATTATAGTTGCTAATTATAACTATCAACTCCGCTTGATTGAAAACTAATCAAATGATATATGCCTCTCTGATAATCGTAGAGGTGCATTAGATTGTAGTAATTGTAATGGAGGATTTACAATTGGTAAATCTGTTTTATTAGGTTTTACACTATAATTAAATAATTCTTCAGGTTCATTTTTTGTATCATTAATATTTCCTCTTAATGTTGTATTATATACTTTCTCTAATTCTGGTTCATATAAAGATGTATTATTACCAAGTTTACTATCATTATTGATATTATTATTATCATTAAGAATATCAATATTATCAATATTATATGTATAATTATTAATATTATTTAAATTATTTGTTTTTTTATAATTTGCCTGATCCTTATATAATTTGATATGGTCATCATCTATATTATATTTATTGTATTTAACTTGGTTACCTTGGTTACCTTGGTTACCTTGGTTACCTTGGTTACCATTAATATTATTAGCATTTATTATTTGATACTGTTGTTGCTGTCGTATATTATTATAATATAATATGATTAATAAAAATCCTATAAATACAAAAAATAAAAGATAATATCCTCCATATTTCATAATAAATATTTAATTCTATAATATTGTAATATTATTAATATAATAATTTAGTCTTCATTCATCTTCAATAAACATTAGCTTATTTTTAGAATTGTCAATGTCATTATCAATATCTTCATTATCTTCCTTGTTTAATAATTCAATTTTTTCATTATCAACATAAAAGGAAACATTATATTTATTGCTATTATAGAATTTTAATCTGGATGCTCCTTTTCTTTTAAATATTGAAAAATCATCAAATATATCAATACATAATGGAATATATTTTCTTTTTTCTGGAATTTCTCTTAAAATACGTCCAATAGATTGCTGAATATCTGAAATTGGACTTGCGAATATCACTGTATTTAATGAAGGAACATTGAAACCTTCTGAAGCAAGTTGATATGTCGCAAGAATTATTTGCTTTTCTGCGGATAGAGCAAGATCTACTTGTTTCATACCACCTACATAAAATCCATAACTATTTTCCGCTATATTATTATCAATAATATATTTCTCAATATCTTTTAATTGATTTCTACGTTCACTTAAAATAAGTATACGTCTATCAGGTTCTTTAATTAAAAGTTCTTTTAATAGATATATTATATATTCTGTTCTTGGTTTAAAAGAGCATACATTATTGATCATTCCCGCACCATTCTCTTTTCCATTCCACATTAGTTTTACTGTTGAATAATCAATATGAGTTTCAAAATATTTATGAACTTGAACAATAACATCACAAAATTCTTTGTTTTTCAAAGAATATACTGATTTTCCAATATAGTATTCAAATACACGACGCATCCCATCCTTTCTATTTAAAGTTGCTGATAAACCAAGAATTATAGGATTGTTTAATTTCTTAAATGCTTTACAAAATACTTGAGCACCTGTATGATGAACTTCGTCTATTATTACAAAGCCAATATCATCAAATATATCATTATCATAGTCGCGCATCGCAAGAGATTGTAGAGAAGCAATTATAAAGTCTTTGCCTTTAATATCTACCTTTTTTTGTTTGATTATTCCAACTTTTGCATCTGGGGCAAACTGTTTAATTGTATCTATAAATTGTTGATTTAAAAATTCCTTATGACTTATAAACATAGTTTTTTTTTTTAAGGCACACGCAATATATAGACTCATAATTGTCTTACCAAAACCACAAGGAACTGAAATAATACCACCCATTTTAAGAGGATTGTGAGCTGCTTTTAAAAAGTTTTCAATTGGTTCTCTCTGGGTTTCTCTGAGAGAGCCAATAAAATCTATATTTATATCTTGACCACCTGTTAATTTACATAACGATGGTGCCCCATATTTTTGGAATCCATAATATCGGGGAATATATATTCTTTTATCATTTTCACTATATAGCTGAAAACTTAAATCATTCGCTAATGAATTCTTATTTTTTGATTTTCCTATATCAAAATTAACTTTAGGAATCATTGTTAAATCTTTTCTAATATTTTCAAGTTTATATTCGTCTAATTCTGATTTTAAAATACCATAACCATTTTTTGATAAGATTGAATACATTATTATTAATAATACTTAATATATACATATATATATGTGTGTCAATTTTTTATATGAATTATAGGTAGATAAGCAATTAAAAAATATGATAATTATTAATTCTTTTAGATTTTTTGCTGTAATACTATTGGTAATAATATTAATTATTAAAGAATTACCTTTTCAAAATCTTTTTAAAGATGTAATGATACAATTTTATTTAGCTTTAATATGCATGTTAGTCCTGTTGCTTGTTGATAATATTTTTGGTTTTATATTATCAATATGCTTATTATCAATATATTTTAGAATATATACAAGCGAACTCAATAATAATAAAGACAATAAAAACAATAAAGATAATAAAGATAATAAAGATAATAAAGATAATAAAGATAATAAAGATAATAAAGATAATAAAGACAATTACTGTAACCATCATGACAATACAAATAAAAATGATATGTCTAATGATAAATGTGAAATGAATATGGCGCTTCTTAATTATGAAAAAAAATTACCAATACCTACAGCCGCATCAACAAATAATAGCACATGTAATTCTATTGTTCCCTATATAACTGAAGAGAACCTTCTGGCAGCACAAAGTAATATTGTTAATCCATTAGAATATAATAATGAAATTTACGGTGTTGACAAAGGTATTTATAACGAAGCTGTTTATGGTTCACAAGGATTAGATAGTAAAAAAATTCATATTCGCGGATATGATACTAATAATATATATTTAGGGTCTCTTTCATATGATATAATATAACTAAATTAAAAATATAGATTATTATTAAGAGAATTAAATAATGTATGAAAAATTTGTTTCAAATGAAGAAAATGACCAAGTAGTAATAAAAACATTTACTATTATAGGTTTCTCCGCACTCGCATTAATAATATGCGGTATATTATTATGGGCATACTTTGTTAGCAATAAAAATCAGCATTTTTTTATATCAATGCTTTCTTTATTTATGTTATTTTATGCAATAATTATTATTGCGATGGTTGTAATTAATAAAAATAATTATGATTTTATATCTTATTCTATATTATTTGGCATTACAATATTTGTAATATTCGCAACATTTTTTATTTGCATATTTTTCTTGCTTAAATTTTTTAATGTATTGTCTTCAACATCAACTGCTAATGTAGGATATAATAATAGAATATATGAATAAATTACTTAAATATATTCAAAAAATGATAATACATAAATTATAGAAAATAATAATACAGATTTTATATATATATCAAAATTGCTTAAATTATCTTGTAAATAATCAGGCAATTTTTCATATACAATATTGATTATTCCTGAATTGTATATTATCAAGGATACTATAACTAATATCAAACTTTTTTTTGCTATTTCTATATTCAAATATGATGAAATATTTGAATATTTATTTGAATTATTTTCATAATTATTATAATTTATATTAGAAGATGTATTTACGGATTGTTGTAATCGCTCTTGTTGTTGCTGCTGTTGTTGCTGCTGTAACATTTGCTGTTGTAACATCATCTGTTGACGTTGTATGAGTTGTTCTTGAGATAATTGTAATGGGTTAGGAATATTTTGCTTTGACATCATTAGTTCTTCTCGGAATTCACTTAAAACATCTTGAACAATAGGATCATTAATATCATTCGTATCACCAACATTTGTTTGTTGTGTTTTTAGCGGTAATGTATTTATAGGTGTTGACATTATTATATTTCTATCTATTGATATATAATATTTTCAATATAAATTATATTACGCAAATAAATATAATTTTGTAAAGTGAATGCCAATAACAAAATTAAATACAAAAATAAATATATAATATTAAGCAGATGAAAACATTTTTTCAAAAAAACCAGGGATACTAATTAGATTATCTGGAATTTTATTAATATCATATGGTTTTAATGGTTTGTCTTCATTATTACATTTTATAGAATAGGATTTATACTTATAACAAGTATCCTCAAGATTAAATATATTTCCTTCTATATCTTTAATATTAGGTGCAAAATATAATACGCAATTATCTTTACATATGCGTCTAAATAATAATGCTAAAGCAAGACCAAATAATGCGCTTACAATCATTTGTCCTGTATTATCATAAAAAAATCTATCTATTATCACTCTTAAACCAGATTGTTTTTTTTAATAAGCCCTCTTTTTTTCATTCTTATTCTAATCTATAAAAATTTAAAAATAATTAATTTGTTATATATATTTTTTATTTAATTATCTATTTTATAATTTGTGTTTATCGTCAAGTAATTTTTTAAGTAATTTTTTTCCAAGTACACCTTTTTTATCAACACATCTATTTGTTTCAGGATTTAGTATTTGTCCGTCTGGGCATTGTTTAACTTCTGGTTTTACTTCTGGTTTAACTTCTGGTTTTACTTTTGGTTCTTTTGGTTTTACTTTTGGTTCTTCTGGTTTTACTTTTGGTTCTTCTGGTTTAACTTTTGGTTCTTCTGGTTTTACTTTTGGTTCTTTTGGTTTTACTTTTGGTTCTTCTGGTTTAACTTTTGGTTCTTTTGGTTTTACTTTTGGTTCTTTTGGTTTTACTTTTGGTTCTTCTGGTTTTACTTTTGGTTCTTCTGGTTTTACTTTTGGTTCTTCTGGTTTAACTTTTGGTTCTTTTGGTTTAACTTTTGGTTCTTTTGGTTTTACTTTTGGTTCTTCTGGTTTTACTTTTTTAGATTGTTCATCAATATGTATATATTCATATGTATATATTTCAGGGATGTCCGCATAATTAGTAATTTTATAATTTAAATATTCATATAATGATGATAATGATTTTGTTTCTTTATATTTTTTATGTAATTTTTCTTTTTCTTCTAAAAAGATTTTATAATTATTATTATTTTGTAATCTCGCATTCTTATATTTATCTTCATATTTTATCTTTTTTTCCGTAATTATATTTTTTTCTTCATCCTTATATTTAAAATAATCACTTATCTGTTTTTTAATTATATTCAATTTTGCGGTATCATCATTTTTGTTATATAGATTAATATATAAAAGGTTTTTTTCAATATCTTTTAATATATCCATTTACTAATATTAAGGATAAAAATAAAACATTAGTGTAATAAAATATCTTCAAACATACTTTTGTAAAAAGTTTGAAGACTTTCTTCGGGTTTTAATTGTTCTTCGTAAACACTTCTTGGAACATATTTAACTACTACTTTATCTTTTTTACATATAGATTTATTATTATAATATCCTTGAATTATCATTATGGACCCTATAAATAATAAAAATATTGCTATTGCTTTCATCTCTTATTATTAAGAAATATTATTAGATTTAATATTATATAGTTAATAAATATTTATATAATTATTGAATACCAAGCTTTTGTGAACTCCATGCGTCAACTTGTTCAATGCTCTTTTTAATTTCAGATAATTCAATCTCTTCTCCTTCTGTATTTACTACATTATCTATAGCAGCTTCAATTACATTTTCTGCACCTTCAATTACATTTTCGGCACCTTCAATAATAACTTCATTTCCTTTAGAATTAGATGATGAATTAAAAAGTGAACTCTTTCTATTCTCAAAGACAACATCCTTGTCATTCATATTCTTCTTATATTCTTTCATTAAAGTATTTAGTTGTGTTTCAGCATATTCTTGATTTTCTAAGCAATCAGGATTTGGAGACCATGGGCACCAGCAACCTACTTGAGCAATATAAATATTGAACTTATTATCAATCTTTTTAATAAACTCACTACGATTTTTTGCTTCATCTAATGTATCAAAAACGCCTCTAACTTTGATACCTCTAAGTGATGTAATAAAATTATTATCACGGTGATATGATGTTTCAAGATCTTGATTATTAATTGATTTAAAAAATCCATATTGTTCACTCATATCTTTAGGATTAAATATATATGAATTATTTTCCTTAACAGAATCAACAAAGTCTTTTGAATCACTATATTTTGATGAGATACCATCCAAAAGTGCTGTCATATCAGAACTAAATTTAGTAATGAATTTACTAAACATATACGCCTCTTTATTTACAAGAACATCTTCAGGGCTCAAAAATGATAGTAAAACAAAATTTTGTCCTCTAATAGGCTTATCTTCATCAAGATAATCAACTTCTTTAACACTTGTAACATTACTGTTTTCTTCTACAGACATTAATATTAAATATTTCCTAATAATATAATATATTATAAATCTTATATATATTTTATTTGTAAAATGTTATTATACTACTAACTATTTTTTATAAAGATGGTATTATTTCATAATTAAGTTCCAAACATATTTTTTTCCATATTTGGTCTTGGACATATAGCTTTTCTCTACTTTTTAATAGCGGAAAATATTTGAGATATTCATTCAATCCTAATATTTGAAAAAACTTATATAATACATAACTATATGATAAAAAATTTTTTCTATCTTTCGGACAATGTTTTAAAAATGGTGCTTGAATATTTCTAAACATATTACATAATTTATCTTCAAGGTCTTGACTAAATTGAGGAGTTGGAATTCCATTTATCCTATTAATAATATAATTAATATGCTCATAATATTTATTTATTCTAAGTCTTTTGAGAATATCCCGCATTTTATTATATGTAATTGTTTTAGTATCAACAATCTTTTCTTTCTTTATTTCTGTTAAGATTTTTTCAAATATTTCATCGGGAATATCTGTACTCTCCTTCCCTTGAACCTGATTACACCATTCCCTAAAATGATTAATACGTTTATAACTAAAATGTGATGTATCTTTTGTATTTTGTTTTAAAATAGGTCTATTCTGCTCTACTAAAAGTAATTCTTGATAACCACATATATTACATATAATTATAGCATCATGTTGTAAACATGTCATTTGATTTTTGCAATTTTTACAAATTTCTATATCTTCCTCTTCAACATTTCTAACATACTTTTTATTTATTATAGACATATATTTATCAACAAGGGAACTTTTATCTATTAAATTATCTTTAGCATTATTTGAATAATCATAAGTATTTTTAGCATTATTATAACTATTACTATATGGATTTAAATTATTAGTATGATTTAAATTATTATTTAGATTATCTATATTACTATTTATGAGTTGCTTATTATCGCTAATTAAATTATTTTCTATATTTAAATTATTAAGTGCATCTAATACATTTATAGTTGTAGCTGAAACAGATGAACGTTTCTTTTTAGAGTCATTCTTGTATATTTTTGGTTGTCTGCTAAGCAATTCACTTGAAGAAATACATATTCCATTAGATATAGAAGCATGTGTATTACTTATATTAGACTGTTTTTCTACAGTATCATAATATTGAAATAATATATAACTTGTATTTTTATAATATTCAATTTCATTGTATGATTCCAATTCTTTAATATTATTCTTTAGTTCAATTATTTTCTCTCTTATAATAATATTGCTTGTCCATAGATTATTTACATTTTCCTTATCTTGAATATTATTGAAAGTCTTTATATTATCCATAATAAGGTTAGACTGAAGTTCCATATCACATAATAATATCTTGTAATTTTCTTTATCTTTGTTTGTAAGCTCAAATTTCTTTATAATATTGTTATGCATCGCATCTAATGTAAAAACCTCATTATTGTCAGAAATATATTTTTTTTTTGATGATTTTTCTTTGAACATCTTTATAATAGAATCATTAATATTAATTTTTATATAATAAATATATTAACACATACATTTAATTCATATTTTTTTCTCCTCTAATAGTATAAAGAATATAGCGTAAATGGGTGGTGGTCTTCTTCAATTAGTAGCTTATGGAGCACAGGATGTTTATTTAACAGGTAATCCTCAAATTACCTTCTTCAAGGTTGTATATCGTCGTCATACTAACTTTGCTATTGAGGCTATCCAACAAACATTTAACGGAACTCCAGGATATGGACAAAGTGTAAATTGTCAAATATCTCGCAATGGTGATTTAATTAACCGTGTATATCTTCAAGTAGTATTACCGCAAATATCTGGCATTTCTGCTGATATAGCTGCTGGTGTACGATATGTCAATTACATTGGTCTTCGTCTTATTAATTCAGTTGTTATTGAAATTGGTGGTCAACAAATAGATAAGCATTACTCTGATTGGCTATATATTTGGAATGAACTTTCTTTACCTCTTGGCAAACGCTATGGTTATGATACTATGGTTGGTGCGGATAAAGATATAACATCATATAATGAAACAACTCTATATATTCCTCTCGAGTTCTGGTTTTGTCGCAATGTAGGTCTTGCCCTTCCTTTAATCGCTCTTCAATATCATGAAGTTAAGATTAAGATAGATTTTGAACAAAAGAGTAAATGTCTTATTAATTTAAAAACTGACGCAAGCTCATCTGAAGAGTGGTCTACAACTGGGATGACTGGAACCGCAGCTGAAATTACCGACGTGTCTCTATGGGTTGATTATATTTTCCTTGACACTGATGAACGTCGCCGATTTGCTCAACTGTCGCATGAGTATTTAATTGAACAACTTCAATTCACTGGAACTGAAACACTTAATAATAATGCTACTAATCGTATTAAACTCAACTTTAATCATCCTTGCAAAGAACTAATATGGGTTGCTAAACCTAATAATTTTCTTAAGAAATCATGCTGGTATAATTATACAAATACTGATAATGTTGATAATACTTCTTCAATAATTGGAGAACAAAAACCCAGCAGTGTAGCAACCGCAAATGCTGGTAATATTACTAATTTTAGCCCTTCAAATTATATGGCTGGTTTTGATTTTACTGGAATAAATATGTCTCCAAGTTTATCATCAACTCCATTTAAAGATGCTATACTTCAATTAAATGGGAATGATCGTTTTGGTGTTCGCGATGGATCCTACTTTTCATATGTACAACCATATCAACATCATACTAATATTCCAAATAATCCGGGTATCAATGTTTATTCATTCGCACTTAAACCTGAAGATCATCAACCAAGTGGAACTCTAAATATGTCTCGTATTGATACAGCAACTCTTATGGTTACTACTAAGGATAACAAAAATGGTGGTGCTACGCCAGTTGCCTTAACCTTTGATGGTATCAATATTTATGCTGTAAATTACAATGTTCTACGTATTCTATCTGGTATGGGTGGATTAGCCTATTCCAATTAAATATTATGTATTATAAATAATAAATTAATTTGTTTAATTTATTAAATATAATAGGTGTATTAATTAATCCTTTTTTTTTTCTCCTCTAATAGTATAAAGAATATAGCGTAAATGGGTGGTGGTCTTCTTCAATTAGTAGCTTATGGAGCACAGGATGTTTATTTAACTGGTAATCCTCAAATTACCTTTTTCAAGGTTGTATATCGTCGTCATACTAACTTCGCTATTGA